CCAGATCATGAACGTGGCGAGTCTACAAGGCACACTTGTGGTGCGCCGCCCTTCTGTTGCCGGGTTCGATGATGTTGCCGCTTGCGACACGATCATGAACGAGCAGGGCGTCCAGATGTTTGACCGCTACTTGGCGCTGTCCAGCACGGTCTATAACGCGTTCGCAGGCACGATTGCAAATCAACAGGCTCGATCCTTTGCCGGAACAAAGTCCAACGTTGCCTTTGAGCGTGCTTTTGTCGGTGACATCGCAGGTTTTGCCACCTACAAGCTCGACTACGCAAACCGGATCGGCATTGCAGCAGGAGCAGGTGATACGATCAGCACCACGCTGGCGGGTGGCAACAACTACGTTCCGCAGGCCACCGATACCGCAGCGACCGGCGAAACCGAGAACGTGGATAATCGCTTCCAGACCGTCACGGTTTCCGACACGACGGGTGTGGTTGCGGGCGACTGCTTCACCATCGGCACCTCGGCAACGAGTGCGGACGGGGTTTATGCGGTCCACCACATCACTAAGCAATCGACGGGCAACCTCAAGACATTCCGCGTCATTCAGGTGGTCAACGCTACCTCGCTCGTGATTTCGCCCCCGATCATTTCGCAGGTCAGCGGGCAGGACTCGGCGCTGCAGTACCAGAACGTCACGATTGGGACCACAGGCGGCGCAGTGCCGATCAACTACATCAACGTTGCGGCATCAACGATCAACCCGTTCTGGCAGAAAGACTCGCTGGAAATCCTGCCGGGTCGCTTTGCGGTTCCCACCGACGCAGGCGTTGCAGTGATGCGCGGCACGACCGATCAGGGTATTGAGCTGGTCATGCAGAAGTTTTACGACATCAACAACATGCGCATCAAGTTCCGTCTTGACACGGTTTTCGGGGTGGTCAATAAGCAGCCCGAAATGTCCGGCATCCTGATCTACTAGGAGCACATCATGTCGACCATTGTTTTCCCCCAGGGCGACGCGACAGTAACGCTGACCGCAGGTCAGGCCATTGCTGTGGCGTCTTACTCGACGTGCCAGGTGTACCGCAACGTCGGTTTTCCTCAATACCCACCGCAACTGGAATTGCTCGGATCCCCGACAAATAACGTAATCAGCGTCTTTGGGACTTATGCCAACGGCGCCACCATCGTGATTGACGCGGGTGCAACGGAAGTACTCTATAACGTGGGAACGGATCCAACGATCCCCGAGTTGATTGGAGCGCGTACCGGAGCACTGGCCAATGCGCTGAACACTACCGCAGCGGCAACCTCAGCGGCAATGCTTAAAGGGATCCGGGAGGGCATTATCACCTCGACGACGGCGGCTCCGGTGACGCTGACGCTGCCGACTGGAGCTGTGCTCGATGCGGCTATCACGCTTGCGATTGGCGACCAGTTGGTATGGATCGTCGTCAATACGGGGCCGGATACGGCAACAGTGACGGCGTCAGCCGGCCACACCATTCCCCAAGGTGGGGCTGTGGCGACCACAACGCAGGCCACGTTCAGGACGGTCAAGACCGCAGCTTCGACCTTCGTTACTTACCGCTGCTAGGAGTGCGCCATGCCTATGAAACAAGGTTATGGCCAGAAAACCATCTGGAAGAATATCTCGATGGAAATGAATCGTGGCAAGCCCCAGAAGCAGGCGGTGGCGATGGCGCTGTCGTCTGCACGTGAGTCGGCGATGAAGGCGGGAAAGCCCGGGAAAGCGCCGAAAAAGGCATGACGTGGGCTGGACAAAACGGCAGTTCGTTGTCCAGGCGTTCGAGGAAATTGGCCTTGCCAGCTACGTTTTCGATCTGACGCCCGAGCAACTGCAGGCAGCCCTGCGCAGACTGGACTCGATGATGTCGAGCTGGAATGCGCAGGGCATTCGCCTGTCTTATCCGATCCCGTCTTCGCCGCAGGACTCGGACATTGACCAGGAGACCGATGTTCCCGACTCAGCCTGGGAAGCGGTCTACACCAACCTCGGGGTGCGCTTGGCGCCGGGTTACGGCAAGACCGTCTCGGTCGATACCAAGGCGGTAGCGCGGAATACCTACAACATCCTGCTTCAGCGCGCCTCTGCACCGCTTGAGCAGCAGCTGCCCGGAACCATGCCTGCAGGCTCTGGAAACAAGCCTTGGCGCTGGGATGACCCCTACGTCGCACCGCCCGCAGATCCGGTCCTGACAGGGCCAGAAGGTCCGCTACAGCCCATACCGTACATGAGGACTTACTGATGCCCTACATCAACCAGTTGCCCCTGCTCAGTCAGGTATCGGCAGGCGATCAGTTCGTGCTTTACACGCCCAACGCGGGCGACACCAGACGGTTACCCGTCTCGGCACTGCTGGCCTATTTCCAGCAGACCTTTGCCGCGCCCACGCTGGCCACCAGCATCTTTACACCAGGCACCGGGTTTTCAATTGGCGTTCCAACGCCCGTGAGCCAGCAGCAGTGGATGCTCCTTCAGCCGGCGGGGACACTGGCCACGGGTACGCTCACGCTGCCGCTCAACACATCAACCCCCGACGGTACGGAGGTGTTGGTGACAACCTCCCAACAGATCACCGCTTTCACGCTCGGGCTCAACGGCGCAACTGCGGTCTATGGCGTGACCTCGCCAGGGCCACTTGCGGCGCAGGATTTCTTTCGCGTGCGCTTTGTGGCCTCGCTCAACTCCTGGTATCGCATCGCATGAAGTCTTCCGTCAACAAGGCTGGGAACTACACGAAACCCGGCATGCGCAAGAAACTTTTCGAGTCGATCAAGGCGCGGGAGGTTCAGGGCACGGGTGCGGGCGAATGGAGCGCTCGCAAGGCGCAGCTGCTCGCGAAGGAATACAAGGCCAAGGGTGGCGGGTACAAGTGAAAGCCCCGCAGCGCAGCCTGAAGGAGTGGGGCGCGCAGAACTGGCGCACGAAGTCAGGCAAGCCATCCTCGGAGACCGGTGAGCGGTACCTGCCCGAGAAAGCAATCAAGGCAATGTCGCCGCAAGAGTACGCCGCGACGACGAGGGCAAAGCGGGAGGGCACCCGCGCCGGCAAACAGTTTGTGGCGCAGCCCAAGAAAATTGCAGAGAAGGTCAAGAGGTTTCGATGAAAGATCCACGACTGGAGCGCGCCGGTGTCAAGGGGTTCAATCAGCCCAAGCGCACGCCTGGGCACCCGACAAAATCCCACATTGTGGTGGCCAAAGAAGGCGACCAGGTTAAGACCATCCGGTTCGGACAGCAGGGCGTTTCGGGAAGTCCTGCAAGACCTGGTGAGTCAGACGCGGACAAAGCCCGACGAAAGTCCTTCATGGCCCGACACGCCGCCAACATCGCCAAGGGCAAGATGAGCGCAGCGTACTGGGCCGCAAAGGAGAAGTGGTAAGTGCAGATCCCGATTCTCCAAGGCATCTACACGGACAATGGCCCGGATCTGCGCTCAGCCTATCCGGTCAACTTGGTGCCGGTGCCACGCGCCTCGGGGATCAGTAACGACTATCTGAGGCCCGCAGAGGGGCTAATCAGCTACGGCACTGGCCCGGGCATTGACCGAGGCGGGATCGAGTGGAACGGGGTTCTCTACCGCGTCATGGGCACAAAACTCGTCAGCATCGCCAGCAACGGAGCCGTGACGATCCTCGGCGATGTGGGCGGTCCGGTCAACCAGCTGGTGGACTTCGACTATTCTTTCGACCGCCTGGCCATTGCCTCCGGCAACCGGCTCTATTACTGGAACGGGGTGCTCACACAGGTCACCGATCCAGACCTCGGGCCGATTCTGCCGTCGGTCATCTGGATTGACGGGCAGTTCATGGTCACCGACGGCGAGTTTCTGATTGTGACCGAAATCACAAATCCGTTGTTGGTGGATCCGCTCAAGTACGGGTCATCCGAACTTGACCCTGACCCGGTGGTGTGCCTGCTTAAACTCTACAACGAGGCGTATGCGATCAACCGCTACACGATTCAGGTATTCGACGGGGTGGATCAGGAAGGGTTTCCGTTCGCGCCAATCGCTGGTGCGCAAATCCAGAAAGGGGCGGTCGGAACCTTTGCTGCGTGTGTATTCGCGGACAAGATCGCTTTTGTCGGCTCCGGTCGCAACGAGGCACCCGGCGTCTATCTGGGCATCAACGCCACAACGCAGAAAATCTCAACGCAGGAGATCGACATCCTGCTTGCTAGTATTCCTGAGAGCCAACTTGCCCAAGTCCAAGTTGAGACACGCAACGACCGGGCGCATTTGCACCTTTACATCCACCTGCCCGACAGAACGATTGTGTTCGACCAGCAGGCGTCAACCGAACTGGAGACGCTCGTCTGGTTTGAACTTGTCTCCACGACCGTGGGGTTCTCACAGTACCGGGCGCGAAACATGGTCTGGGCCTACGACCGTTGGAATGTCGGCGATCCGCAATCGAGCACGGTCGGGCGCATGGACCTCGAAGTC